CTCGCTAGCCACTCTTTCAGGCCATAACCCAAGTCGAGCAATTGGAGCAACCGGGCAAATCAGAATGATTCGAAAGCCTAATATCAATCCGCCAGCTTCAAAGGTGATCTTAAATAACTTATTTAGAGTTAGATGCGAAAATAACGGTTTGATCTATGCAATTGAGCTTGTACAGGAGGATGTTAGACTTGCTCTAACCGGCGCCGAAACTACTGCAATCTTTAATATTAGACAAGGCCAAATTGAATCTCAAACCTTTACCGCTAAGGGCCAAGCTTTTGAAAGTTACCAGCTTGGAGCTCCAAACAATTTTTACATCGATAATTTCATGGTCAATGTTTACATTAATGGTGAACAATGGACAAAATACGAATCTCTGTTAGACATTCCTAGAAATGCAAAAGGGTTTATCGCAAAGACCGGTATAACTAACGGTTTAGACATTTACTTTGGAAACGGGTCATTCGGTAAAATACCGACAACTGGTTCAACTATCGTAGTCGAGTACTTGACGACTGACGGTTCTGCCGGTAATGTAAAAGTTGACGATGTGAAGCAGGTAATATTTAGTTTTGTCGATACTGGCTTCTCTCCAATTGGAGAAGAGATCACGATGCCAGATTACTTTACCATCTCAACAGTAAGTCCTCCAAATTTTGGAGTGGATCCGGAAGATCCGGTTTTGACCAGATTAATTGCGCCAAAAGCGTCAAAGAGTTTTGCCCTTGTCAATCTAGACAATTACGAAATTCTTCTACAGAAGCTGCAAATGTTTTCAACCATTAAAGTTTTCTTGGATCAGGATTCGACTGGCAACATATTAGACTCAAGAATGATTAACTTGTTCTTGGTCCCAGATGTTTCTCAAATGTTCAATAACGGAACTGACTATTTTAATTTAGCGACTGCTAATTTTAAATTAACGGCTTTCCAAAAGAATGAACTGTTGAAGTACATTGAAAAGTCCGGAACTAAAATGATTTCGTCTGACGTAAAGATCGTTGACCCAAAAATCACTAGATACATTTTAAACGTCAGCATCATTGCATTTGATGATATTACTACGGACATTATAAAATCCGATATTGCTGATGCAATCGGAAATTACTTCATTAGGTTAAAAAGACAGGACCGAGTTCCAAAGAGTGATTTAATTAGAGTAATTGAAGACCTAAAGGGAGTTGACTCAGTAAACGTTAACATAATTGGAGAAGCTAACGAAAATGCACTAACTCTAAATCCATCATCTACTAACTTAGTCGGATTGGACGAATTTAACGATATAGTAATTGGACTTGATGAGTTTCCGGTAATTAGAGGAGGCTGGAAGGATTCACTAGGTAATGCCTATTCTGAAGGACTATCTGACACCTCATTGGGAGCTCTAAACATTCAAATTAAAGCTCAAATTCCTCGTAAAAATATTGGTATTGTATGATAAGAAACTCTTTATACCAAGTTGTGTACAATAGAAAAGACAATCGCCTACATTTGGGGTACAAGTACAAAAATGCCCTAATGAAAAGGATTTTGTCTAACCAGATGTTTGGAGCAAATCCAATTTTGGACGCTTTCATTGCCTATCTAGAAGCCTATCTCTATGAGCACATTGAAGCCGTTAAGCAAATAAAGATTTTTGCAAATCCTGCTCTGGATAAAAACGAAAACAGACTTAACTAATCCCATGAGCGGAGTATTCACAAAAGAAAAGAAGGCACAAATCAAAAGTGAGCTTGAGGACCTACTTCGAAATTACTCAGGAGGACCTACTCCGGAAGAAGATAACATTGATGAACAGCTTGCTGAAATAGCAGCGGCTCCTCCGTTAAACTTCGCTGAAATGAATTATGAATTTGAGAAAAAGGCAAAGGACATCACCGGCTCAATGCTCAAATTCTATGTTGATCTTGGAGTAATTGAAAAACATGATTACATAAAACAGAAACAGATTCTTGACAACTCCAGCATTCAAAATATCTTTTTTCAATTAAAGACGATTCGAATGGCAATCGAAAAAATTGCAGAGGAAATAAATCAAGGAAACACCCACCCTAGACTTTTTGAGGTCTTTGGGCAATTACAAGATAAATTAACCACAGTCGTTAAAACTCAAGCAAACTACATGCTATTCCTAGAGGATACGTATCGTAAGATGAATCAGGAAATCACTCAACGTGATACTAATCCGGAATCATCGCAACGGGCTTTACCGACAAGCACCACTGATTATTACATAACGGCTGGCACAAAAAATCTAATGAAAGAGATTGGCGCAATCGAGGTTGAGGAAGACTTGTCTGACACTAGACATCTAACACACCCATCCAAAAAAGTAGAGGTCATGGTTGAACGCGGAATTTCAAACGCGGTAATGCAGGAAGAGGATGATAATGATGACTTCTTAGATGACGTTAACTCATTAATATGAGAGACTTTATAGCAAACAGCGGAGGTCGAACCCAAATGAAACTCTCCAATCTAGATCAGGAGAATAGTGCAATTTGGACGACTGAGAAGGTTCAAAAACTTCTTGACGATTTTGAGAATGGTATGATTGACATCAAGACCATTAAAAATTCGCCGTTTAAAGATAATGATCCGGTCTGGAAAAAAGCGAATATCGTTTTTGAATACACACCGGAAGAGCTTGAAGAAATCAAGAGATGTAAACACGATCCAGTTTACTTCGCATCAAAGTATGCGCAAGTAATGACAGAAGATGGGATTCAACAAATCACACTAAGGGATTACCAAGAAGAGATCATTAGATCCTTTAAGAATAGTCGTTTCAATTGTTTGATGGCATCCCGACAAATCGGTAAGACTGTTATGTCGGGAGTATTCATTGCATGGTACCTAGTATTCCACACCGATAAAAACGTATTAGCTGTTGCTAACGTTGCCTCGACTACCAAGGAAGTATTGGACAAGATTAAATCAGTACTTGAGAACTTACCGTTCTTTCTTAAACCTGGCTGCATTTCAAATAACGTAATGTCGCTTAAGTTTGATAACGGCTGTCGTTTGATTGGTCGTACCACCACTAAAAATACAGGTATTGGTTTTACGATTCACGTACTGTACATCGATGAGTTCGCTCACATCAATCCGTCTTACCTAGACTTCTTTTATCGAGCGATCTATCCTACTATTTCAGCATCAACCAATTCAAAGGTTATTATAACGTCCACTCCGAATGGCATGAATCGATTCTATGAGATCTACATGGATGCGATGAATGGCTTAAATACTTACGTACCTCTACGAGTTGACTGGTGGCAGGTGCCAGGTAGGGATGAGGAATGGAAGAAAATGACGATTGCAAACTTAGGTTCTGAGGAAGACTTTAATCAGGAATACGGGCTACAGTTCTTTTCCTCTGACAAATTGCTGTTACCGTCAAAAGACTTAAAAAAGATCTTTTCGTTCCGCACTACATACGAGGTCCCAGAATGGGCCCAAACTCCGGAGAATTTAGACCTATTAGAAGGCTTCTCGGTTCATCCAAACTTTAACAAATTCACACCTGATGACATTAGAAACGATGGCAACACTTATGTGTTCTCTATCGATACTGCTTCAGGAGTTGGTCGCGACTATTCAGTAATTAATATTTTTAAATTCACAGCATTGCCGATCAAAATGCTAGATCAAGTGAAAGACTTCATCAAGAATGAGGGCGACTTTTTTGGACTTGTGCAAGTTGCCTCATTTAGAAGTAATAAAAAGGACATCAACGAGTTCAGCAATGTCCTTGAGTACTTGACCTATAAAGTCTTTAATCCAGAAAAGGTGAGGCTGTTGATAGAGCTTGATCATAAGGGCGATTACGTAATGGATAAAATCCAACAGAACGAGCTATTTTGGCCAGGCCAATTGGTACATTCGAAACACATGACGTCTTCGACGAATTGGAAACCTGGACTAAAGATGACCGAGTCCAATAAGACTAAATACTGTGAACGTTTTAAGTACCTAGCGGCCGTGAATAAAATTCTACCTAATGAATTTAAAACAGTGCATGAGCTTGGATCGTTCGGTAAAGCCGGCAATGGTACATATCGTAGTCAAAACGGTAATGACGATTTGGCAATGACATGCGTATCAACTGCTGCATTTTTTGAATCACCTAACTTTTGGGAAATAGTGAATGATGAATTGGACAGATTGCCTAAGGAATATCTTGAAAAAGTATACGCTCAATTCTTGGGTGAGGCTTATTTGGGCCATGATTCAGGATACAATCACGAAACCCTAAGAGACTTGAATCGTACTCCTGAAATAAAAAGACCTGGAGCAACTAAAAAGTTTGACGAAAATACTGTGGATGAGTATAAGAGATTACTTAGCCATTTTTACGGAAACAATACCCAATAAAATTTATGAAACCGGACGAACTATTGGACTTCGATTACGAAAATAATAAAAAGGAAATCTTCGACAAGATCGTAAAATCCATTGATTCTGCGATGAAAAAGAAATCTCAGCAAATTTACATAAAGAAGCTGATGATAGTCGATGAAGAGATTGATGTAGTTGCCCGTCGAGAAGATTGGCCAGACTGTTTGGATAAAGCAATTAACTTTTACAAACAGATTGAAGACTACGAGTCTTGTGCAAACTGTCAAAGTATATTATCAAAAATCAATCAACCAATTAAAAAAACAAAATCAAATGCCAGAAAAACAAATTAAGAGAAAAGCCCAAACTCCAAAATTGGAAGTTACAGAAAAGGACCTACGTACGGTCAATCTTAAACCTTCCCAGGAGAGTTACTGCCAAAAGATTATGACCAATGAAATAACATTTTGTTATGGACCGGCTGGAACCAGTAAAACTTTCACAGCCTGCTTAGCAGCCCTAAAGCTATATATGTCAGGCAAGATTAAAAAGATAATCTTATCAAAGCCGATTCAAGAGTCTGGAGAAAAACTTGGGTTTTTACCTGGTGAAATTAAGGATAAAATTGATCCATTCATGGAAAGTTATCGTTCGAATTTGGTAAAATTACTACACGATCCAAATTGTGTGGGCTGGCTTGAAGCAACCGGTGTTATCGAGTTCAGACCGCTTGCCTACATGAGAGGAGCGACTTTTGATAATTGTTTAATGATTCTAGATGAAGCTCAAAATGCTGATTTTAAACAACTTATGCTGTTCATAACTCGTATGGGAAAGGACTCTAAGGTGTTAATTTGTGGAGATGTCAGCCAGTATGATATCGCAAAGAGTAAGGTAGCTTTACCTGAATTTATTAAATTATTAGAAGGCATTAATAACTTGGGCATTCATACTTTTAAAGATGAGGACATTGTGAGAAACAAAATCTTGATCCAAATTACTGAACGCTACGAGAAATGGAAATCAGAGAACCCGAAACACTTTAACTAAAAATAGATTAATGAGCGCTTACGACCTAATTAACAAACAACTAAACGACGAAATGCAGAGCCTTGCCGAACTAATTAAGAGCGGCAATTACACAGAGAAAGACAGAAATAGGTTAGCCTCAATCATGTATCCGAAATTAAAGTTCTTCATTTGGAAGTTCTTTAATGATCCTGACGAAACTGATGAAGTTCTCCATAATACTCTATTTAAGATATTCAAAGGACTTACCTCATACAGTGATTCGTATCGCTTCACGACATGGATCTATACGATAGCTAAGAATGAGGCACTACTTCATCAGCATAAATTAAAGGTTCAGTTCGCGCAGAGTCTTGATAATTTAACCAAACCTTTGAATCTACCGGACGATTCTCTACATACTTTCGAAAGGGAAATTTACATGGACGATCTCTATGTTATGACTCAGACCGAACTCACAGGCTTACCTGATTGCATTGAGAAATCAATACTAATTGATAAAGAGATGAATCATCTAAGAGGTAATGAAATTGCAGAAAAGTACGATATGAATCTAAACACGGTTAAAACTAAAATTAGAAAGGCTCGTAAAATGTTAAGGGAAGCGGTGCTAGAAAAGAATCCAGGAATGATTGACCGACTAAATGAATACTTTTAAACATGGGACTATTAAACTTACTTAATCCAATTGAAGCAATTGATGCAGTACGAACTATCGTAAAAGATCTTACTAATTACCGGTTCTATCGAAAACAGATCAAAGCAATTGAAGATGCCGGTATTTTCAGGACAAAAAAAATGCGAGTAGACTGGCTATGTCGAGTCTACTATGTTGTTAACTTGGAACCTGAACTCCAGCTAGCCACTGGTGATCTAATTGATCTTGAAAAGAGCCGAGTATTTGAATCAGTTTCTAGAATTCAAGGAATCTTTGCAGATCGTAACTTGACCGAGATTGTTGACGTTTCATCAAAACGAATAAAGGACGATAATTATTACGCGTACCTTGTCACAATTAAATATCGAGTTGACACCGTTTTATCCGATATTGCCAAAGCTGTAATACTTGGAATTCTAGTGTATTACACAGTTCACCTGGGATTTTGGGTAGGTGAAAATTGGGCAGTTTTAAGAGACTCTACTCTTAATAAACTCAACAGTAAGTAAATAAATAACTAAAAATATTTCGTAATTTATGAAATTGATTAAACTTCATTTTGAAAAAATTGTATTGGGTTTACTATTCGTAATCTTCATTCAACAGTGCAGCACCTCAAGCCGAGTTAGCAAGATTGAAAAGCAGTCGAAAATAATGAACCAGCGAATTGATTCAGTATACACGTCTGACCTAAAGAAAATGATTGAGATCGAAGGTTTAAAAGCCTCTAAGCGAACTCTTTATGACTGGAATGCAGTGGTTAGAACCGCAGTTAGACCAGATGATCGTATGAATGAATACGATGCACAAATTGAAAAAATACAAAAGTCTAAATAATGACAAAGAAAGCGACTCACGTATTCATAATAACTACGTTTGTTACTCTATATTTACTTGTTTCGATCATTTCGACGATTCACGTTATTGACTTTTTCCTAATGTCGAATCCTAAATGGTTAGCGATTAGCTTAGCTATTGCATTCGAAGTCGGAGCAGCCGCATCATTAGCCTCAATCATTACCCTAGATAAAATGAATAAGGGTATCGTTTGGGGACTTTTCATTTTATTAACCTTGATGCAGGCCATGGGTAACACATACTACACATACGTTCACTTAAACAATTTTCAAGGTTGGGTTGAACTATTTGGATTAGTTGAAGAAGAACTAATTTATCAAAAAAGAGTTCTATCAATTGTAAGTGGAGCAATCTTACCGATAGTTGCACTAGGTTTCATTAAGTCATTGGTTGATTACATTAAGCCAGCAAATGATACAG